CAGTTCAAATCATATGCTGATCTTGAAAAGAGATTGAACAGTGTGTTGAACACATCACGTCCACCAGTAGCAGCAGAGGTTGCAACTGAAGAGGAAGAGATTGTGACTGCACCACCAGAACCAGTGACTGCTAACGCAACCACTGATGATGATGCACTATCATACTTCCAACGATTAGCAGAGGAGTAATCCTGTACCAAAATCGACTTTTTGTTTCAAAAAACCCCGAAAAAAACTTCGGGGTATTTTTTTACCTTAAGGTTTTTTATCTAGGTTCTGCAATTCTAACATTATCACCTTTCTTCAACTTACGATTGACAAATTGGGAACTATCAGTATATGTCATAATTTGTCTCATATCATCAATTATAGTGCCAATGTATTTTTTCCTCAAAACGTTTATAGACCGTTTTTCATCATTTTTATCTATTTCGTATTTTAGGTAAGAAACCGATTCTACACTATTTACCGATTGGTTGGATCCGTCAGGAGTGCTGTATTTGAATGTAAAATCAGAATCTACTACCAAACCTTTTTGCAACAATAGAATATCTCCATATCTTATTTCATTTGTCTCATAATGATGAATTTCTGATAATTGCTCTTTTGTGTATTTGTTGTCAAGATATCTTTGAAACTCATATTGACCCATAGGCCATTCATCTTGCACATTTATAATATTATTAGATAAAAGCACTATCCAATCAAATTGTTCATCATCATATAATTTTTTGGCAACAGTATCAGGTCTTTCACCATCAAGAATCATATATTTGGAAAATGCTGTAACACTACCATATATGTCATCTCTTATTTTACCTCTTTTGAAGAGGTTTTTTAGTGTTATGTAATCGTAACTCGATCTTCTCTTATCAGAGAAAGAAGGAAGTTCTACATTTGGAAATAAATCGAAATAATTCATTAGAATCCTAAATCATCCTCCGTAAATTTATTATCACCCTTTATATTATCTCCAAGATCCGTTAGTGAATCATCATTGACATCATAATTGTAATCATTAGCGAAGATTGGGGTCAACTCATTGAAAGTTACTTTCATTGAAGATCTGACAGGCATAGAGTTTGGTTTATCATCTGCATCTAAGTCCTCATATGACTGATAAATGCCATCAGGAGTAAAATCTACTTCTACTGATGTACATGCACATATTTTGAAAGTGTTTAGACCCTTTATTCTTCTTTTATTGTTTTTATAGCATACTCTAAAGACATTTGGAGATCCGAGGAATAATGACCCACCATTTCCAAAATTAGTGGTTTTTTGTGGTAACATACCCTGTCTAAACCATCTTTGTATCTTTCTGACCACAATTGCTTCTTTTCTGCTATTTGGAGCAAAGTTGAATACAAATGAAAATGTTCTAAGTTGAGGTCCTCCAAATAACAACTCTAAATTGGGGTTTATTGCAGCACCTGTTTCTCTAGTGATAAATTGCTCAGTATCCACGTTTATACCAATTCTTCCTAGTATTGATTTTGCAACTACTGCATTGATGACTCTACCTGCATTTACACTACCATCAGTATCATCCATATCTTGTGATATTTTATTGAAAACACTTTTTCCTTGTTGATAACCATCTCGTATTAATTTTACAAGTCCATCTCCCAAATTTTTAGTGGCACCTGTTACTGCTTGAAACGCTCCTAATTCTACAGCATTTGCTTTTCCTTCACCCCAATTTACACCTTGACTAACTCCAAGTCTATTAGGTATAGGTAATATACAACTACCCTTAGGATCACCAAGATTAGTTGATCTACTCATACCTTTTTCAAGTATATCACCTAATAAAGCTTTTCTTTCTTGTTCTACCTCGTTTGGTTCACCTTCTAATGCTGCGTAATCACCTATTTTTGGTTGTGGTGCCCTGTATAAGAATTGCTCTATAAAGATATAATCTTGTGAACCTCCACTTTTTTCATCTACCTCACGTCCTATAAACATGTCAATTGGGTATTTTAGGTGTGCGTTTAGTTTAAACATGTCTGCACCAAATATAGGTGATGGTTCTACTTTGACATTATTATCTGTATTATCCACATTCTCATTTTCACTTACAGTAGGGGGAAGGTCTATTGCTCCAACCCACGACTGGTCACCTTGTGCTACCTCTAGCATATCAGATGCTATAAATGCCTCTTCTGCACCCTCTATAGGTAATAAGTCTTTCAAGTGGTTACCAATGACATTTGACCTAGTAGGGTCAGATGATAATTTTTCCAATTCATCTTTATTTGTAACTGTAACAAACTCAAAGGTACCATCTCCTTTTGTTTGCATTTTCTCTATAGTTGTACTTCTTCCAAAATTACCATTAGCAGTGTCAATATCAATGTATTCAAAATATCTTACACCATCAACTTTATATTCTAATTGATCGGTCAAAGCATTACCACGCTTCAACCATCTCAATGTTCTATTGAAGTTAGTATCATTCTTGTAAATTGATATTGCGGTATTCTTATCGCTCATTTCAACACTCTCCTCATCGCTGTATTTGTCAATGATATCTCAACACTACCAAGATCAGTCACAAACTGTTCAAGACGCATGCCCAGTGCTTTATCCAAATCTTCACCTTTGAGTTGTAGGAACATGCCTTTTACGTAAGATCTTAGGTATTTATTGAATCCTGGCAACTTAGTATAATCATTGTCACCTATGATGTAGTTCAAAGTACCCTCTCTGTTTGCTGGTTTAGTATAATGTAGATTTATACCATAAAAGGCATTGTTCTCCATCGCTACAATGTAAGTCATGGGGTTCTTATCATAGTATGGTAATGATTGAGCATACTTTGCAGAGTATTGATACAATAAAACCTCCCCTATGATAGGTTGACCCACCACTGTCGATGTTGGAAATACATTTTTATATTCCAAGTTCTCTCTCCGTTAGTATTTGGAATTCCCACCTACGATCCTTGCAAAAATCCTCTGCTGCTGCCCACTTTGCTTGATTAGTTGCATATGTGAAGACTTCAGACACATACTTTTTAGTTCTTCTCTTTTGCACTTTTGGTTCGGAGACTTGTTTTGCAGGTTTTATTTCAACTACCTTCTCACGTATTTTTCCTTTCACATCCTTGTACTTGACATAGAAATCAGGAAAATAACGGTGCACTCTATTATCAACAGGTGATTTGTATGGTATAATAATTTCTTCAGATGACCACTTCAAAATCTTTTTATTAGTGTCACAATATTGCATGAATTTTAGTTCCCATGATGATCTATAAACCACCTCTGAGATGTCACCTTTGTACTTTTGACGGTTTTTAGGTCTGAATCTACCTTTATATGACATACATAGTATGTAATCATACTATATTTAGATGGCACAGAGGGCAGATGCGTTTAGATCTGGCAGATTCTACTTACCAACGGTAAATCTTACTGATCCAACGACAAGTTTTGGTAATATAACACCTGCGTTGAATAATAATTATGATGTTTTGATTAATTTTAATAATAGTGAATTAAATGAATTAAAGGGTTTTATCAATCAACATGGTTTTTATGACCAGAATGGTGGTGCAAAATCTCAATTCAATCCAGGTTCATACCTTGCTCTGTTTTGTTCAGAGGCAGTTTTACCAGGTTCAGACATACAATCTGCTAAAGTTGATGGGTTGAGACAGGGTGTATCGCAGAATTATGCTACATTTAGAAGATTTCCAGATATAATACTTACTTTTTATTCGCAATCTGATTACTATACCAATGATGTATTCAATGCATGGATGGAGTTTATATCACCTACTAGGATAAAAGATGGTACTTTTGGTAGCAGTGTAGATGACAGAGTTGGTACAGCAAGTAAGGGTGCTGCATTTAGGAGAATGAAGTATCCTGAGACATATAAGTGTAATATAGAGATCACTGCATTCAGTAAGGACATAAACGATAACTTCAGTAAATTGAATAAGACAAGTAGATTCAATGTAAAGTTACCGAGCAGTATCACTTATCATATAATAAATGCTTTTCCTACCAGTATTGTCGCTGCACCTTTGGCGTATGGTAGAGCAGAATTGATCAAGACAACTATCACATTCAACTACGAACAATACTTCACACAGAGAGCGTCTAGAAAGGGTCCTATACTTGCAGAATCTGATGCACAAGAAGAAAACATAAGAACACTATAAATACGGTACTAAATAAAGTTACTGAACAATAACATTATGCCTTTACCAAAGGTCGTTGCACCTACTTTTGAATTGCAACTTATAACAGGAAAGAAAGTAAAATACAGACCTTTCCTTGTAAAAGAGGAAAAGATTTTACTTATTGCCCTAGAGGGAGGGAATGATGCTGACATCAGTGCAACACTCAAGAGTGTGCTGAAGTCATGTATTATTACTCGTGGCGTGGATGTTGAGAAACTTCCTAGTTTTGAATTAGAGTATTTGTTTTTGAATATACGAGGTAAATCAATAGGTGAAACTGTTGAATTACTGGTGACATGTCAAGATGATAATGAAACTAAGGTGCCACTCAAGGTCAGTTTATCTGAAATCAAGTTAGAAGTCCCAGATGGACATACTGATATGATCAAGGTAAATAATGACATCACTATAAAGATGAGATATCCATCAATGCAACAATTCTTGGATAATAACTTTATTGGTGCATCACTTGAGAATAATGAAAAAATTGATAAAGCGTTTGATACTGTGGTTGATTGTATTGACACAATATTCACGATTGATGAAGCATGGGCAGCGTCAGATTGCACTAAGAAAGAATTGGTCAAATTTATTGAGCAACTCAATTCTCAGCAATTCTCATTGATAGAGGATTTCTTTGCTACAATGCCTAAGTTGCAATATAAGGGCACAGTACATAATCCTAAAACTAAAAAAGATTCTGATGTTGTAATTGAGGGTTTATCAAATTTTTTCGCATAATGCTATATCACACCAGCATTGATGCAATGTTGGAAACTAACTTCTCACTTATGCAACATCATAAGTGGTCACTAGGTGATATAGAAAATATGATGCCATGGGAAAAAGAAGTATATGTAAATTATTTGGTAAAGTATCTTGAGAAACAAAAATTAGAAGCACAACAGAGACAAGCATCTAATGCAAACGCCTTCTAGACGAGTTGAACCACAAACACCTATGATTGCTATCAATCGTAGGATAGATTCTACGTTGGAAAGACTTACAAGGGTTGAAGAAGATGTAGTCAATATAGAAAGACCACAACGAAGGATATTTGGTAGTGTTATATCACAATTCACGACAATAAACAATAGTATGCAAGAGATGAGAGATCTCATCAATCGAGATATACGAGAGAAGAAGAAGTATTATAGAGAAGAAACAAAGATATTACAAAAAGATTCTAGGAATCTTCAAGTTCTAAACATGAGTTTTGGAAGAAGGGTAGCAGCAGGTGCACTTGGCATCTATGGTCTATCACAACTTCAAAAAGGAAACTTAGGTGAGGGTGCTGCTGGTGTTGGAGGTGCTGCTGCATTACTAAGTCCTGAGATTCTTAGTGTTATAACCACAGTTGTTACAGCAAAACTAGCGAGTAGTGGTTTATTGAGTAGAGGTGTTGGTGTTGGCACAATTGGTACTAGGGTAGCAGGTGCTTCAAAACTCAGAAATCCTCTTCTCATTACTGCTGCACTCGCTGCATCACTTATATTACCTGGTCTTGTAAATTCAAATCAAAATGCTGATAGAAGAAGACAAATGACTGCTACGAGAGTTATAAGAGGTTCAGAGACAATAAACAAACCTGATGTTGATAGATTCAGAGTAATACTTGCGAGATTTGATTCAATTTTATCTAGTATATCACTTGAGAGAAAAAAAGAAGGGAAAGGTACTATTGACGAACGAGTTTATGAAGAAGAATCAGATGAGAAAAAGAAGAAGAAAGAAAATGAAATAGAATCTAATAATAATGAGGATATAAAACTAGAAGTGCCAGAGGATGAAGAAGAGAAAAAAGAAGAGGGTGGTGGTTTCTTTGATGGTATCAAGAATCTATTTAATTTTGGTAAAAAAGAAGAGGTCAGTCAGATTGATCCCGTAGATGAAACATCAATAGCATTTACTGACCAAACAGTCCAAGAGGGTGATGTAAATGTTGAGGGTGGAAAATTTACAAACACTTTCAATGATTCATCAAGTCTTATATCAATGGAGATGATTGAGGGTGGTGGTGAGACTGCTTCAAGTCTTCTACCAAATATGAGTATTGAGATGATGAGTAATGAAATATTTGCTAATACAGGTGAGGGTGGTACAAGTATAATTGATCTTAGTGCACCTGATCAGACAAATAATTCATTGTTTAGTGGTCTTGCTGCTAGACCTACCTTTGTGTCAGTGGGAACAAAATTTGATAGGAGTGTTCCTAAATTTGAGGCTGCTGCTTCACTTCGCACATGGGGTGCCTTTACATGATAGAAAGGAAGGTAGATAAACTAGGGAGTGAAGTATCAAG